TTCAGACCCGAGCACGAGCGCATGCTCTGGAGCCTTCCAGCTACGGGGTCCGCATTTAAGAAAGTCTATGACGACATCACATTAGGTCGCCAAACATCGGTGTTTGTACCCGCAGAAGACGTGATTTTGCCTTACGGTACGACCGACATGGACACTTGTTACCGTATGACGCACGTCATGCGCAAAACCAAGAATGAGATTGTTAAGCTACAAAAAGCGGGTTTTTATTTAGATTTTGATCTGCCAGACGCAACTCAGGTACGGGACGATATTCAGAAAGCCAAGGACCAGGAGACTGGATTCAATGACTTAAACGATGATCGTTATGTAATTTATGAAGTTCACGTTGATCTAGACCTAAAAGGTTATGAAGATGTGGATGATGAGGGCAACGAGACTGGCATTGCACTTCCTTATGTGGTAACCTTAATTAAGGGGACAAACGATATATTGTCCATACGCCGCAACTGGAAGGAAGACGATGAAAATAGACTTAAACGCCAACACTTCGTCCACTACCAATACATCCCAGGATTCGGAGCCTATGGCTTCGGGCTCTTCCACCTTATTGGTGGATTTGCAAAGTCTGCCACCTCGATTATGCGTCAACTGGTGGACGCAGGAACTTTATCTAACCTCCCCGGAGGACTTAAATCGCGTGGACTTCGCATTAAGGGTGATGACACTCCCATTGCACCAGGAGAATTCCGCGACGTTGACATTGCATCGGGTCCGTTAAGAGACAACATATTACCGCTCCCATATAAGGAGCCAAGTGCGGTTTTAGCCGGATTACTGGAGAAAATCGTCGAAGAGGGGCGTAGATTTGCCGCTACTGCAGATATGCAGATCAGCGATATGTCCAGCCAAGCACCGGTCGGCACAACCCTTGCGCTTATTGAGCGTCAGTTAAAAGTGATGTCTGCGGTACAAGCGCGTATGCACTACGCGTTCAAGCAAGAGTTGAAGCTCCTTGCGCATCTTATTAAAGAAGACACACCAGTTGATTACGACTACGATCCTGAGTACGGGTCCAAGACAGCTAAGCAGTCTGACTATGACGAAGTTGACATTATTCCTGTCAGCGATCCCAATGCAGCGACCATGTCACAACGCGTGGTGCAGTACCAGTCTGTCATTCAAATGGCGCAGATGGCACCGGATATTTACGACTTGCCAGAGCTTCACAGGCGCATGTTAGAGGTGATGAACATCAAAGGCGCGGACAAACTTGTGCCTTTGCCAGAAGACATCAAACCTGCAGATCCTGTCACAGAGAACGTCGCGATTATTAAGATGGAGCCAGTCAAGGCGTTTGAGTACCAAGATCACCAAGCACACATCACTGTGCACATGGCTGCAATGCAGGATCCGATCATGCAGCAACTCATTGGTCAGAACCCCAACGCACCGAAGATTCAAGGCGCGATGACTGCGCACATTGCGGAGCACGTAGGTCTAGAGTACAAGAAACAGATCGAAGCACAGCTTGGCATGGCGATACCTAAACCAGATGATGAGCAGAAGATTCCTCCGCACATTGAGCAGCAGATGTCTCAGCGTATGGCACAGGCAGCGCAGGCGGTCCTCCAGCAGCATCAACAACAAGCCAAGCAACAGCAGGCTCAGCAGCAACAGCAAGATCCGTTGTTCCAACTGCAGCAGCAAGAACTGCAAATTAAGCAGCAAGAGTTGCAAGTCCGGTCACAAGAAGCACAGGCTAAAGCTCAGCAGGCGAGGGCTTCACTACAGCTTAAAGCTGAGGAGTTCCAGGCACGTCACGATTTGGACACACGCAAGCTTAGCGTTAATGCGCTTGAGAAAGCAGGTCGTCTCAGTATAGACAAGACTCGCGTACAAGACGATGCGACAAGTAAAGTATTGCAGCACATGACAGAGAAACAACGTACACAGATGGACGCGGCTAACAAGCAGGCGCAGCTTGCAGAAGGTCGCAAGGACCGGGAAGTAGAGTTGTACAAACATGAGAACGAACACCATCACAATGTTGCAGAATCCGCTGCGCAGCGTGCACACGATCAAATGATGCAGGCTAACCAGCCTGCTCCACAACCCAAGGAGAAACCAACTAAATGATAGTCAACTTCGCATCCACGTTGCGCAAACAATTACGTGACCAAATGAACAACTACGCTGACGACTTAGCAACTGGTCAGTGCCAAAATTTTGATCAATATCAAAAACTCTGTGGGGTGATTTCGGGTCTAGCCATCGCAGAGGGTTTATTACTTGACCTGCTAGAAAAGGTAGAAAAACAAGATGAGTGATCTCATACTCCCAGAGCGGTTAAAGCTCAAACCAACGGTCGAGGTAATTGAACAAATTACCAAACCACCAGAGAAAGACGAGGAGAAAGCGACATTGCTTCCTAACCCATCTGGGTATCGGTTGCTTTGTAGCGTGCCCCAAGTCTCTAAAAAGATCGACGGTACTGAGCTAGACCTTGAGCGTCCTGACTTCTATGCCAAACAAGAAGACCACGCAACCACCGTGTTGTTTGTTCTGAAAGTTGGTCCAGATGCGTACGCAGACAAAACCAAGTTCCCAAGCGGACCTTGGTGTAAGGAAGGTGATTTCATCATGGTACGTACCTACGCAGGTACGCGTTTCAAGATTTACGGCAACGAATTCCGGTTCATCAATGATGATCAGGTTGACGGCGTTGTAGATGATCCCCGTGGCATAACACGCGCATAAAGGAAAACTATGGCAACAGAATATAAAGGCGAGGAATTTAAATTTCCTGACGAAGTTGAGAATAAGGATAAACCCTTAGAGACACACAACGAAGACGATTTTGAAATTGAAGTCGTTGATGACACACCTCCTGCGGACCGTGGTCGCAAACCACTAGAACGTGAGGTAGAGGACCCCACTGATGAAGAAATCAATCAGTACACCAAGGGTGCTCAAGAAAGAATTAAAGAGCTCACCCATGCAAGGCACGACGAAAGGCGAGCCAAAGAAGCCATGGCGCGAGAGAAAGCAGAGCTGGAGCGCATCGCTCAGCAGATGCTTGAAGAAAACAAACGTCTAAAAGAAGTAGTTAATAGCGGCAGTGAGCAATTCACTCAAATGGCTAAGACTGCGACTGAAGCACAGCTTGAAAAAGCCAGACGTGACTACAAGGCAGCGCAAGAAGCGTTTGACACAGATGCCATCATTGCTGCCCAGGAAGCTTTGACCATTGCGAAGATTCGTGCAGAGGAGGCGAAAAATTTTCGTCCGACCCCTTTACACATTGATAAAAATGAGGTATATTCGCAACCACAACAAACCCAAACTGCACCGGACGAAAAATCCCTGCGCTGGCAGGCTAAAAACCAGTGGTTCGGATCACAAGGGTTTGAAGAAATTACCAGCTTCGCACTCGGGCTGCATCAAAAACTAGTGAACTCCGGGGTTGACCCTCGCTCCGATCAGTACTACGAGCAGATAGATGCTCGCATCAAGAAGACCTTTCCGGACGTATTTGGAGAGGCTACGGCTACAACGCCTGCTGAAACTCCACAAAAGAAAACTCCATCTGTTGCAGCTCCTGCGGCTCGGTCATCCGGGACAAAGAAGATTCAATTGACTACAACCCAGCTTGCGCTGGCGAAGAAGTTCAAGATGGACCCTAAAGTGTATGCAGCTGAAGTTTTAAAATTGGAGAAATCAAATGGCTAATAGTAACAACCGTACCCCCCGTGACTTAGAGACACGCACACAAGAGGCTCGATATGTGTATACACCGTCGAGTAAGTTGCCCGATCCAACACCCATACCAGGTATGTCTTTCCGCTGGATTGCTACCCACGTAATGAGTATTGCGGACCCCACCAATGTGTCTAGAAAACGCAGAGATGGTTGGGAACCGGTCAAGGCAGCAGACCATCCTGAGCTGATGCTTGAAGGAAACGCCAGCGGCAACGTGGAGATTGGAGGCTTAATGCTATGCAAGATGCCTACAGAACGCGTTAAAGCGATGGACGAGTACTACCAAAATCAAAACAGAGCTCAGATGGATTCCGTTGATAACAATTTCTTGAAAAACCAAGACCCACGCATGGCGACCTTGTTCTCCGAAAGGCAGTCAACAAGCTCAAGAGGCGGAAGTTTTGGAGCTGGTGTTAAATAAACTTAGGAGTTTTTAAATGGCATATCCTATCGTTCCTGCAGCTTACGGTCTAAAGCCTGTAAGCCTGTCTGGTGGTAGAGTGTTTTCTGGTTCTACCAGACTCATCCCTATCGCTTCTGGCTATGGCTACAACTTGTTCAACGGTGACGTTGTTACAGCAAGCGGTGGTTCACTAGTCGTTACTACTCTCGGCGCAGCTAACTCCCCTGTTGCTGGTACTGTCGGTGTTTTTGTTGGCGCTCAATACGTCAACTCAATGAGCCAAACAGTCCGTGCACAGTTCTATGCAGCTAACACAATCACTAACACAATCTATGGACCTAACAGTCTGCAAGGTTATGTTGTGGATGATCCTTATGCTGTATTCCAAGCTGCTGTGCTCACACAAGGTACATCTTCTGTATCTAACACACCTGGCGCTACCATCGGTTATGTAAACCCATCTTTCATTGGGTCTAACATGTTCCTGGTAACAAACGGTTCTAACGGTGGTTCCGCTTCTGGTAACACAACAACTGGCGACTCAGCAATGGGCTTGACAGGT